ACATTCCTTTCAATTTGCTCATTGAGTTTGGACTCCATATCATCTAGTTTTTCTACCATACTCTGTAGTACATCATACTTATCTTCAGGGATTGATACATAATGTTCTTCAAAAAGACTCTTAAGACCAGTCATAAAGGACTCAGAAAGTTCTTCCTTCAGACCGTTCTCTACTGCGAGTTGGTTCTCAGTGAACCATTCCTCGGAAACATACTCAAGGTAGGAATCAACACGATCATTAAGTGCTCCTTTGATTTCCTCAACCTCTTCAAGCAGTTTTGTTTCGTAATTTGCTTCTAGAGATTCCTTGATCTGCTTAACTTGACCTTTAACTGCAGTTTCGAGGATTGTCTTTGCTTTTGCTTTAAAGTCTTCAGACAATTCTTCACCTGCAACCAAAGCATTAACATCATCTTCGATGTCAATCTCGGTAAACTCAGGTGCTTCAGCAACTACTTCTTCTTCAGTAGTTTCTTCTTCAGCAACTACTTCTTCAGTTGAAGTCTCTTCTTCAGCGACTACCTCATCAGTTGTAGTTTCTTCCTCTTCGATTACAGACTCATCGGATACTTGCTCCTCTTCTGGCAAAGCATTCTTCTTATTTACTGAAGGCATTGCTTTATCAGCAGCTGCAGCACCTTTATTAACTACGTCTCTTACTTGCTTAAGAGGACCAGCAGCATCTTTCAGCTTTGCTGAATCGTTATCTGGCTTGTAGTTATCTGGTGTAGGCCCACCTAAATCCTCAAAAGGAGGTGTATTACCTGGTGTTGATACACCAGCTGCATTGCTTCCTTCTTTTGGTAGGGGATCTCCAGGACGTGCGTTTGCGTTAACAGCAGTCTTGGATTGCTTTGTGCCTACTTCCATTTCTTGTAATTCGTTGCCACTAGACATTTGGGTAATCTCCGATTTCCTGTAAATTGTTAAAAATCTATATTTATTTATAATGTTAATGTTTACAATGAGTTAATAAACTCATTAAATAAACCTAATTTATGCTCTTCGAGGCGTTTTTGCTCTGCTAAACGCTCAATTTTTGTTTTTGTTCTTTCAGCAAGTCTTTCACGAAGGGTTGTACCTTCCCAGACCCACTCTTTTCCTTCCATAATTCCCTCAACAAATGCATCGGGAGCAGAAGGATCAGCGACTATATCAGCAGCAGTTGCCAACATAAAGTCATCACCAACAACATTAAACCCCTCTTTGGTTGGTTTTAATGAACCAATACCACGAGAAGAAACGCCAAGTTTAACACCTTCTTCTATAAGTGAAGATGCAATTTGACCCATTGGTGTATTTAAAATCTTTGCTTTTCCAATAAAATTGGAACCTGATTCTTTAAGTGACACAATTTTATGTGAAACTCTATCAAGGTTAACTGTTGGTCCTTCAGGATGACCTAATTCACCAAGTGCTCTACCAGTTACAATGTTAGATTCATTATAACGTCCCACTTCTTTTTGAAGTGTTTCCATAGGATACATTCTACCATTACGGTTTTTTATGTTTCCTTGGAGAAAAACTCCCTCAATATAGAGAGACTTCTTTCCATTCTTTTCTTCAGTTACGAATTCGACGGTTTCGATTTCTTCTCTAATGAGTTTCATTATGTGTCTCCTGATACTTGAACTTGTTGTATATAAGCATTACCAGATCCAGTTGATGTTTTACATGCCACCTTAAAGGAACCTCTAAGTTCTGCATAATTACTGGATGACAATGCGGTATGTGCATAACCAACTCCATAATCATTGTTAATAGTACATCTTGTACCAAAATAACCATTTACACCAGCACTAGTGTCAACTGATGCTACACATTTATGACTAAAATCATAATAAGATTGATCTCCTCCACCACCATTCGTTACTGTTAAACTAACAGCATCTCCTGCCTCGAAAGGACAACCTGTTCCTTCTGGAAAATCAATAACAGTGACAAATGCACCATCTGCCCCATTAACACCTGCAGTTGCATTAGTAGTAGTAATACCAATAACTTTATTTGCTCCAGGAGCACCTAAAGCGATAATTCCAGTCTGACCTGAATGAATATAATATCCATTAGCAGCAGTTGCAGTTGGATTAGTTCCAATAGCAACAAAAGAATCGGCACCTACACAAGCAACTCTTAAACTTCCTGTTTTGTGGGCTAATGCACCAGTCGCAGCACTAGATGTGCTAGTAGAGCGAGTAGTGGTATCCCCAACTGGTTTATGTCCCATTATTTTCCAGAAATCATTTTACTAGTTTTATTTATAATTAGACCCCTTCTCCACCAACAGACATAGAAGTATCAGTTACTTTTTCTACTTCTGGTTCTGGTGAGGATTCTTCAGAATCTAATGAATCATCAGGTGAATCAAAGGTTTGATTGGCAACAGTAGCTCTGTGTCCATCAACTTTATCTGCTGTTTTTGCAAACAACATATCTTTAATTCGATCACTAATTTGAGAAGGTGATTTATCAGCGATAATCATATCCATTAATTCACCTTGTACGTCATTCATGTCAGGCATAGTAATAATTCAATAAATTAACCTTTAGTATTTATGTATTAATTAGAATAGAAGTTTTTTTCTAAAACCAACTTAGATAAACGAGTTTTCATATCGTAAACATCTTCAGTAGGTTCTATAATTGGTTCTTTTCCATTATATACACTTACCCTATTTTCCAGATAAAAATCTACAGCATTATATAATAACTGCAAATCCCTAACGGTAAAAGCTTTAAATCTCTCCACCTTTAGGCATCTCAACGGGTTTCATAGTTTCAGACTCTAGGTCTGGCTCCATTACTGGAGCACCACCATCCATAGAAGATGCAGTTGCTGGAACAGCATCTAATGGTAATCCAGTTTCTGGATCAATGGTAGCAGGATCTGGAATAGTTCCATCCTTTATCTCTTTTTTAATAATCTTATCCTGTTCTATTATCTCTTCATCAGTCTGTCTGAGGATTCTTCTTCTTACATAATCCTGAGAGAAATACCTTCCAACATATGGTTCTGCTGTTGCAACAGTATTTAATCTCTCGTTTAACAATTCTGATTCCTTTAATTCAGAGAAATGATTGTCATATAAGAAGTCATACTGAATATGCTCACTCATAACTTCCCAATCTTCAGGAGTAACTACATTCTTAAGAAGTAGTTGAGTTTTTAACATATCATTAAACATATTTGAGAATCTCTTTCTCAAACGTCCAACAAACTTAGTAAATTTTAATTCGTCTCTTAATATCTCTGATGATCGTCCCAGATTAAATCCTCCTTCTCCGTCCATTCTTGATGGGGGTACATTGAGCGACCTATATAATTTCTTTTTGAAGTACTCAATATCCGTGATTTCACCAAGGTTTTGACCTCCAGGTAGAGTAGAAATTTCAGTTCCACGACCTCCTTCTCTCCTAGGGAGCCAGAAATCTTCAAGCATTGCCATGTACTTTTTGTCATCTCGAATCTCTCCTGTAGATGCATCGTAGACTAATTTGTTACGATATCTCATCATCACGTCACGGAGATATTGCTCTGCCTTCATCTTCGGCAAATTGCCTACATCTATATAGAAAATTCTTCTTTCTGGAGCACGAGATAAACGATATATTACAAGAGAGTCCTCAATCATACGGAGTTGGTTTACTGCCTTAATTGCTTTATGCAAATATGAAAGAGTATTTCCTTTATTTCTATCAACTAAACCAGAAGTACAATATGTAATTGCATCTTTTGCTATCTTAATTCCTTGGCTAGGACCAGTAGCATTCATGTTCCCAGTAGGAACTCCTGATCTTGCATTATAAATGAAGTATTCTTCCAGTTCTGGAAACTCATAATCCATTGGATTACCAGTATCACGCATTACTGGAGCTTTATACTTATCAGCATCTTTCTTCTTTTCCTTACGAACATAACGCATTTTCATTGCGTCAATATAACGTAATTCCTGAAGACCTTCATGTGGTTTCTTTAAATCTATTATTTTATGGTAATAGATTCTACCATCAATATACCAGTTTCTATAGATTTCATGAGATTTTTTATCAAAATCTAATAGATCTTTAATAAATTTAAACTCATCTCTAATCTTATTCTTAATACCATCACTAGCATTAAGATGATCTAAATCCAATTCTACTGGAGAATCGTTTAGATCAGAAACAATTGCTTCATTAACTATATCCTCAACAGCACTATCCACTTCTGGATGTAATGCCATTTCACGATATCTTTTGATCAATTCAAATTCAGTTCTATATACACCTTCTAGGTCTACATAAGAACCAAAAAAACCACTACTCATATAATGGTCATTCCCGTCCTCGTCATTAGGAGGAACGGGAGAGACCGCCGTTGGAGATAGTGGTTCGGTATCCTCTATCGAGAATCCAAATAATTTAGACATGATTTATCAATATCTTTATTCTATTTAGCCTATCCGTTAGGACCTCCTGAAATAAGTTCGAAAGTCTGAACTTGGAAATCTACGGTAAATTCCTCGATTGCATCTCCAGTATCATATGAAAGATCAATTGCAGAGATTGCAGTTGGGAAAATATCAATGAACTTGTACTCTTTTAGTACAGCATTAACCTCGCCTTCACTGTCCCTACTAGACTTAACAGAACCTCTACCTAGTTGATAAACTGTAGCATCGGTCATGTAAGAAGCAGGTTCAGTTGCTCCAAGGTTGTTGCTGAGTTTAGAAATCTGATCCATCCATGATTCGAAAGCATTTCTTAGAATGAAATCTTCATCATTGATGACTGTAACAGTCCAAACATCAAATGTTCTGTCTCCTGCAACTTTAAAAATACGACCTCTAAATGGTATGTCGATGTTAGCAATGTTAGAAGCAGGTAAAGCTGCTGCTTTGCAGAGATATCTAAATTTCTCTGCTTCCCATCCCTGAACTGCATCAGGTAGAGTGGTTAACTCTACCTCGAACAGATTGGGTCTTGCACCACCACCAATTAGTTGTGACTTAAAGTTAGAGAGTGTCTTGTTTTCTCTTGAAGTTGCCATTTTAGGTTATCCTCCTGTGTTATTTAGATTACGAAATTAAACTCTACCAACTACTTCATCGAAGCTAACACCAGTACGGGTAGCAACAAATGTAAGTGTTACGTAGTTGATGGACTTGGCAGGCTTCAGGAAGATGTCTGCTCTAAACTCATTATTATCGATGACATCAGGTGTGTTGTTGGTGCTATCGCAAACAACTAGGAATCCGTAGAGTCCTCTCTTTGCCTGAACATCACGTAGATAAGGTTCAACGATGTTACGGAAGTTCGCTCTTGTTAACTCATCGTTGAGTTCGAAGAGTTGTGCTTCTGCTGCTTTCTGCAGTGCTTGTTCTACTGTTAAGAACAGACGACGAACGTTAATTCTATCGAATGCAGATGCATAACCTAGAGCAGTCTTGTCACCAAATAGGAGGGTTCCAACACCAGGTTGTGTTACAACAGCATTGATCCTTTGAGGATACAACTTGTCTCTTTGTGCCTTATTGGGGTTGTATGCAAGTTTAATTGCATTATTAATGATACCACGTTGCTGTCCTGCAGGTGAGAACCAAGGATATGCAACAACATTTGTACGTACCATTAGACCTGCAATGTCTGCATTGGTTGGTACATAACGGAATTTATTATTAAAGCGGTCATATGTATACTTGTAACCACTATCGAAGATTCCGTAAGAAGAAGATGCAAGTGAACTGAAGTACTTAATTAAGTTATCAGTTTGAGTTGTTGAGTTAGTTACACCAACAACGTTTGCTCTGTGTGGTCCAATTGTGGCAACACAGTCTTTTCTAGATCCAGCGATAGAAAGTAAGTATCCTGCTTTTGCTTGAGAATCATTCTCTGTATCAAAGCCAGGACCCATAATGATGTAATCTGCAGCAACTTCATCCTTATTGGAGAACTTACCATAAGATGTGATTATATCACCGAGGGTTGCTTTCATTCCACCAGCAGCAGAATAATCAACACCACCTGTTAAGGTATAAGTCTTATTACCAATACAACTAAAGGTTACCCCTTGTGCATCTTGGTTCCATGTACCATTTGCAGTTGTAATTGGAGTGAATGATGCAGACTTAGTACCAGTGTAAGCAGTAAATCCAGTTGCTCTTGGTGTAGTGTCCCAATAAGTATCAGCAGCACTACCTGGATTACCACCAGCGTAAATATTGTCTGAGTATAGTCCTAAGAAATCTTCGTAGAAAATCTTCTCTGGAGAATTTACTGCAGAAATTGAGTCAGATGCCTTAGAAAGACTTACATGCTTCTCAAGGATATTACCCTGAATACCAGTAACAGTTCCTAAATCGTCAACAACTACAACGTGCATTGCATCGTTCTTACCCTTTCTATCAAGAGAATACTTGTTAGTTGCAGGTTTTGGAGCAATTTCTTTCCAGTAAACTGTTGAGTTAGTTAAACCTAATGTTTGAGCATCATACCAGTCAGCTACACTTGCAACGAGAGATGAATGTCCAGATGGTCTAACACCTGTACTATTAACACCAGCAGTCGTTACAAATCTAATGTCAGTACTTACCCCTGTAGTTACAGAAGCATAATTCGTTCCTTCTGCATAAGTAATCTCCGTTTCAGTTGATACACCAGAAGTGGATTCATCTACACGAGAGACAATCTTGAGATCAAATGTACTTGCTGTTCCACTAGATGCAGTAGCAACACCAACAACAATACCTTTTAGATATCCAGAAGTAATTGTTGATAAAGTTCCAGATGAAGATGCAGGAACAACGACATCATCGTTAAATCCAATAGTAACACCCATACCGATACGGCAACCTAAGTTGGTTAAACTTGTAGTTGCAATACCAACTGTTTGGTCTGCTTGATCATCAACGAAACAAACCTTTAAATTGTTTGCCCAAGTACCTGGGGTCTTAGCAGCATAAAGGAAATTAGTTGCGTCTGTATGATTGTTAAGGTAATCATCGTAGTTATCAATTCTACTTGTGCCAGTCATTGTGGCAGCAGCTTCATCAGTACCAGCATTTGCGTTTGCCAGAGTTGGACCTGCTGACCTACAAACTTTTAGAACTCCCCCGTATGAAAGGAATGAGGAAGCTGACATCCAGTACTCAAATTGTGAGTCAGTTGATAGAGGCTTACCGAAAGTAGCAATTAATTCTTGCTCAGTGGTAATGTCTACAGGATCGTCAACTGGACCAATTTTAAATGGACCTGCAATCACGCCAATATTATCAAGTACATTATCAGCTCTTCCTACTGTTAAGTCAACCTCCCTGACTAATACACCAGGAGATAATTGAGGAGTTGCCATGCTTTTTGTCTCCGAATTTCTCAGTTTATCGTGAAATTATTTATTAAAAAGGGTATTTACGAGGGGTCAAAAATGCATGAGCAATCAATGAACACCTATCTATAGTTCCACATATAGTCCATTCCACCACCTTTATCTCCATATTCATCAGTAAACCACCTATCTCCATCATCATCAACAAAGCTAGTATCATCCAATCCATCAGACATAAACCCAAATGGTGCCATATCTTGTTCTATTTGATTCTTTTGTTCTTCATATAATCTTTTTCTTACGTCCTGATCTGTTAATTCTTTAAAGTAATCCTGTGCTACTAACCACGCATATATGACTAAACACATAGCAAGGTCATCATTACATCCTTCTTCTGCCTCAAATGAATTACTTTTCTGAATGAATGTAGTAAGTTCACTCATTATATCATAATCATTAAACATAAGTTTATCTGATTCTATCAATGTTTTTAAATTAAGAGCACCAACCTTTTTAACTGTCTTAGACATCTTAACTCCAAGTTGTGTCTTCTTACCAGAAAAACCTTGTCCTACAATTTGACCTGCTCTTCCTCTCATAGAACACATCAATACATTTTCATACTCTAAATCATAATTTAAAATAGATGCTACTTGATCTCCTACATCATTTACTTCACATAAAATAAAAGCATTGTTATATTTTGTTGCTACCTGATGAATAACATTAGGGAATAACATTGGTTTTATTTCATTATTTCTATACTTAGCAACAACCTTATGAGGGAAACTTGTGATATCAGTCACTACAAAAGCAGAATAATCTTTTACTACTCCTCTAGCAACGTCTACTGTCATTACATAATCATGTTTTTCTTGTGGGTCTTCATAAACATCTAGACCAGCACTTCGAGTCTTTGGATCTTCATATACTAAAGTTCTAAGTTTAGATGGTGCAATTAAAGTATCAACAGATCCTAAGAACTCACACTCAAACTCAACTTTAAACTGTTCAGCAGATGTGTTTGCTATTGTTTGCGATTTCCATTTATCATCCCTACCAGGAACTTCTGACCAATGAACATCAGTATGTACATATTCATTCTTACCTCTTTCCGCATCATGCCACATGCGGTAGAAGTGATTCATTCCGTGGGGGGTCGAGACGATAATGACTTTAGTACTTTTACCACTAGTAATAGTAGGATAAACAGAGGC